GATTTGTTCTTGGCTCTGAAATCGAATACCTTGCAGCAAGAAAAGTTGATGTTGATAAAGCAGTAACAACAAAAACAGCAAATTTACAAACTATTACTACAAATTATGGTAATTTCGTTTATGTTAAAGAATATGCTGGTGCTTTAGATTTTGCTAGTTTTATAACAGTTGACATTTATAATGCTGCAATTCAAGCAATTACTAATAAGTACACTCCAAGTTTAACTGGTTCTAAAGTTGGTACTGCAAAAGTTAAAGCTGTTTTACATGATGAAGGAGATCCAGGTTTAGCAAATACCACATACAGATTATATGTAACTGATATTAATATGAATAGTGGTAAAAGCTTTAACTTAGACGCAAAATCAATTTATGCTAATAGTTCTGTTAATACTTTTGGTAATTTTTATGCTGATATTGTATTACAAAGTTCTAAAGCTGTACTTCAAGAAAGCGGAAAAAGTAGCTTAGTTTTCCCGTTTGGAAAACAAGCTATTAAAACTGTCAATGCTGCAGCTACACAGTTCTATTTTAGAACTTCAGAAACTGGAACTATTACTGTAAATGGTTTAATTAATCTTTCAAATTCTTCTTCTTATACTGGTGGAACTGATACTATTGGTTATGATGCTGGTCCATTGGGTGATGTTTTAGAAAATCAATTTATTGTTGTGTTTACAGCAAATGCTTCAACAATAAACGTTGCTTCTAATACTGTAAGCATTACATCTGGAAATAATCAAATAACTGGTGTGAATTTAAACACTTTCTTTGCTCCAGGTGAATGGATTAAAATTTACGCAAATACTAGTTCTATTGAGTATTTCCAAGTTACTTCTGCTAATACAACAAAACTTGTATTAGCAACAACACCTGCATTTACTAATGCTTCTAGTTCGTTTGGTAAACATTTCCCTGCAGGATATACAGTTCCTCTTGACAATGGCACATATCCAGGAACGAGAGAAGTTAATGTTACTTCTTCAACTACACTAACAGTTAACACTGGTATTGCAGCAGTAGCAAATCTTTCATCAACAGCTTCTTGCGTTGTTCAGTATAGAAAAGCAAGATCGCAAGCTACTGCGGCTAAAAAAGATGTAAAGAAAAATCGTTTTGTAAAACTTTATGCAAATACAGCAAATAATAATACTTGGAATTTGGGGTTACCAGACGTTTATAAAATTTCTCATGTATATGCAAATAATTCTGCATTTGGCAATAATGATTCGGATGAAATAACTTCTTATTTTACTCTTGATACTGGTCAAAGAGAAGATTTTTATGATCACGCTAAACTTGTTTTAAAACCACAATATGTTGGAACATTAACTAATCAGTATCTTACTGTTGTTCTTGACCATTTTACTGCTAACTTGACAAGTGGTATCGGTTTCTTCAGTAAAGATTCTTACCCAGTTGATGATGCTAATACTGCAAATACTAATGCAATCCAAACAGCGCAGATACCGCTTTATGTTTCTAAAAATAGTGTTATTGATTTGAGAGATTCAGTCGATTTTAGAGGCTTCAAGGCAAATACTGCAAATAGTTCTACAACTCTTGCTGGGGCTACACTAAACCCTGCAATGACTAATACTTTTATAACTACAACTGCTTATCTTGCAGAACCAGATACAAACTTCTTAACAAACATTGATTATTATCTTGGTCGTATTGACTTAGTTACTATGAATAAAACAGGTGGTTTGTCTGTAATTAGTGGAGTTCCTTCAGAATCTCCTAAAGCTCCAATTGCTGATCAAGACGTTATGGTCATCAGCATTGCAAATGTTCCACCTTATCCTTCATTGAGTGTTAGAGAAGCGGAAAATTATAATCGTTTAGATTATGCTGTAAGAACAAGAATATCCACAAATCGTGGTTATACTATGAAAGATATTGGATTATTTGATGAGCGTATTAAGAGACTTGAATATTATACAACATTAAATCTATTAGAACAAAAAGCTCATAACGTTCAAGTTAAAGATGCTAGCGGTTATGATAGATTCAAAAATGGTATTTTTGCCGATCCTATGAATTCTCACGCTTTGGCTAAAGCTGATGATTTAGAATACCGCTATAGCATTGATTCTAGATACGGTCATGGTAGATCACTATTTTCATCGCAAAATTTAGATCTAGCATTTTCAAACGCTTTATCTTCTGGTGTTCAAATAACAGGTAAATCTATCACCAGACCTTACACTCACGAAATGTTAATTTCGCAACCATTTGCTACTAAAATTAGAAATAACACTCAAGATTTCTGGTCTTGGAAAGGTTCAGTAGATTTATTCCCTGGTTATGATATGAATCGCGACGAAACTCAATTACCTAATATTGATGTTTCGATTGATTTAACACAACCGTTCTTACAATTTGCTAATGTAATTGGTCAAGCTACCAACTCAACAATTTTCGGAACCAGATATGGTGATTGGAAAGCTGTTGGTTCAAAAACAACATCACAGTATCTCGGTGGCAATAGAACAAAATATACTAAAACAACAAATGAAGAAAGATTAGGAACTAATACATTTATTGTTCCTCTTTCTGAAGAATATGATCTTGGTAAGTATGTTACAGATGTTTCTGTTCAACCTTATATGAGATCTAGAGTTATTTCTTTCATTGCAAGAAATCTTAAACCAAATTGTAAAATTTACGCTTTCTTTGATGATACTGCAGTAAGCGAACATTGTGCACCTGCAACTTTAACTGTTACTTATGGCAGTAATAATATAACTACAGTTGCAACTGCAGCTGCCCAAGGAGGAAATCCAGAAAATGTTCTAACCAGAAGCGCTGATTGGGGAACACAACTGGTAACAGACTCAAATGGTACTCTTTACGGTCAATTCCGTATCCCTGCAAAAACTTTTAGAATTGGCGATCGTCAGTTACAATTAGTTGACGTTGATAGTCTTGTTACTGGCGGTGACGCTTACATGACTCGTGCTGCTGCAACATTTACTGCAAGTAATATTTCTATCTCTACTAGAAATACTACTATAACAACAGTACAACCAGATATTAAACAATCTACATTTACTGATAAACGTGTTACAACTAAATCTTGGGTTGTTGAACCTATTGCTCAATCATTAATGATTAATGCACCAGAAGAACAGTCGGGTGTGTTTGTTACTAAAATTGATTTATTCTTTAAGAAAAAAGATCCAAATCTTGGAGTAACAGTTCGATTTGTTGGTATGAACAATGGCGTTCCAGATGTTTCTAAAAATTATGGAAGCGCAAGATTAGAATCTGCAGATGTTAATGTTAGTGATGATGCAAGTGCAGCCTCTACATTTGTATTTTCAGATCCAATATTCGTTAATGATACTCAAGAATACGCTTTCTACATTGAACCAGACGCAAATTCTCCAGAATATCAAATGTGGATGTCTGAAATTGGCTACGTAGACGTTATAACTGGTGGTCAAGTTTACAGAAATCCTTATTGTGGTGATGCATTTAGATCTTCAAATGCAAGAACTTGGACAGCTATGCCCAAGGAAGATATTAAGTTCAATCTATACGTAGCTAACTTTACAGTCGGTACAGGAAGTGCTTATTTTGAAAATGAAAATGACGAATATATTACATATAATACACTAGCTCTTTCAAACTCTGCTGTTTCAGTTGCTGTTGGAGATGATGTTTATGTAATTAATTCTACTTCTAACTTAAGTATTTCTAATACATCAATAACTGCAAGAGTTCAATTTATTGATGTAACTAATGCAAAAATGGTGTTAGATAGTTCAAACAGTGGATTTGCAAATAGTCAAACAATAGGTATTTTCAGAACACCACAGGCTGCAAATGCTGCTGCAGCTAACTCTAGCACTCTTATCGCCACTGCTTCTATAACAAGTGTTGATAATGTCATATTAAATGCAATTGTTCCAAGATTTGCGACAGCTAGTCCGCTTGGAACTACTATTTCCGTTGAATTTACTGGAACATCAAATTCTGGTATTGCAGATAGCGATTATTATGATCTTTCTATGGAATCAGAAAGAGAAATGCTTGATAAAGAAAGAATGGTTTTCAGTAAATCTAATGAGGGTGCTTCAAAATCTCTAACACTCAGATCATACTTAACTAGTACAAACAAATATGTTTCACCAGTTATAGATTTATCTAGAAAATCAGCTCTTGTTATTAGAAATATTATCAACAATGATACTACAGATGAACACACCCGTTATGGAAATTCTGCAGCCAAATATATTAGTCAGCCAATTGTACTAGCGGATGGTCAAGAAGCAGAAGATTTAAAGGTTTATTTAACTGCTTATAGACCAATAAATACAGATGTTGAAGTTTATGTGAAGTTCTTAAACGATCAAGATCCAGCAGTTATTGAAGATAAGAGTTGGACAAAACTTATCAATGATAATGAGGCTTTAAGAAGTAGCCCTGTTGATCCTTATGATTTTAAAGAATTTGTATATAGTGTTCCAACCAGTATTGATTATGATAGATACACTAGAACAGCGAGTGCAAATGCTTCTATTGGTTATACTGCATTTTGTAACACCAGTACAGGCGTTCTTCAATATACTGATTCTTCTGGTGCTATCTATAATACATATAAAACTTTTGAAATTAAAGTTGTATTATTAAGTTCAGATGGCACATTTGTTCCTAAAGTTGACGATCTTCGTGGTATAGCTCTACAGGTATAAAATGAATAAAGATGGCTTTAAAAGAAGTGAAAAAAATCCAGGAGCAATTTTAAATGTTGACAATTCTGGTTTAGCTGCCTATAGAAAACAAAGAGAAATTATGAGAAATGTTGGGACTCATGAAGAAAGAATACAAAAAATAGAATCTTCATTAGAAGATATTAAAGGTTTGCTTGTAAAGCTAATAGAAAACGGAAACAATAAATGACTGTAGTTGTAGCGAATACGTCAAATACAAATACGTTTGATTACTGGCGTAATAGAACTAACGAATTAGCATATGCCATGACAACATATGCTGTTACTGCTGGTAGCTCTAATGCTGCAGTAGGTAACGCTGCAATTACTGGTAACTTTAATGCTAATACGATTACAGTAGGTAACTCTACTGTTAATACAGCAATATATACTGCTAATGCATATCAGCAATCTAATGGTCAGTACTTTCTTAACGCAAAT